TGGAAAACAATCGATACCATACCTGCTGAAGCTAAACTTATAGGAATAGGATTAGACTTTGGATATACCAACGATCCAACATCAGCGATTGAAGTATACAATTGGAATGGGCAAAGGATTGTGAATGAGTTATGTTACCGAACTGGTATGGTAAATTCTGACATTGCAAACGTGTTACCTAATCATGTTACTATTTATGCGGATAGTTCAGAACCGAAATCAATCGAAGAAATAAGGAGGTTTGGTAAAATGATTAAAGGAGTAACCAAGGGTGTTGACTCTATTAGGTTCGGTATTGATATTATGCAAAGGCAAGAATACTTAGTGACCAGTCAAAGTACTAATCTGATCAAAGAGTTAAGAAGTTACTGTTGGTCTTTGAAAAAGGATGGCGATAAAACAAACGTACCGATTGATCATTTCAATCACGCTATTGATGCTTTACGTTATCATGAGATGGAAACATTAGGATTAAAAAAGAACTATGGACAATACAACCTCAGATGATCTACCTATGCTTAAAGCTGTTGTCGAGGATTACATTCATCAAAAGACTGGTAAGCGGATAAAGATTATATTTGATGAGCCAATGAAAATGAGATTGCACTTTCAAATGTTATGTGCAGCATATGATATAGTTCAAGTACAACAAAACAACAATAAATAAGTTTAAACTATATGAAGTTAGAAATTAACGTACCTTCAAGCTTAAGTGAAATACCGCTTAAAAGTTATCAGGACTTTTTAAAAGTTCAATCAGAATCTAACGATGAGGAATTTGTAGCACAGAAGATGATCGAAATCTTTTGTGGGTTACAATTAAAGGAAGTAGCTAAAATGAAGCTAACATCTTTAAATGAATTGATAGTGCACTTCACTAAGTTATTCTCTGAGAAGCCAGCATTTCAAAACAGATTCACGATTAAAGCAAACGAAACTGAAATCGAGTTTGGATTCATTCCCGAATTAGAATCAATATCATTTGGCGAATACGTTGACTTAGAAAATAATCTTACTAAATGGGATGACTATCATAAAGCAATGGCAGTTATGTACAGACCAATTGTTAAAAGACATAAGGACAAGTACGATATTATGCAATACGAACCAAATGTTGACTTCCAGGAAATGATGAAGTTTGCACCATTGGATGTGGTGATTGCAAGTTCTGTTTTTTTTTGGAGTTTAGGAAACGAGTTATTGCAGGCTACCCTGAATTATTTGGAGAAGGAGATGAAGACGAACAAGGAACTGCAAATGACTTTTCAGAAACAACTCAATTTGCCAAGCGATGGGGATGGTATCAATCAATATATGCACTCGCTAAAGGGGACGTTACACGATTTGACGAAGTTACCGAACTCAGACTTACTAAATGTCTCACCTATCTCGTATTCGAAAAACAAAAAACCGAAATCGAACGTAGACAATTTGAAAGAAGTATAAAACGATGACAGGATTTTACACGATATTAGAAAAACTAAAATGGCATTTTGACAATGACCAATTAGTTAACACGGTTACTCAAGGTGACATCTTTCAGGTAGACTTGAATAAGCAGACTATCTTTCCATTAACTCACATAATGGTAAACAGTTCGTCTCTTCAATCTAACACACAAACATTCAACGTATCTATTCTTGCAATGGATATAGTGGACATTTCAAAAGTTGAGGTAACTGATTTATTCCAAGAGAATAACAATGAGTTAGATGTATTGAATACTCAGCACCACGTATTGAACAGGTGTTACCAACAGATGCTTCACGGTAATCTATGGGATGCATCAGTAGTAGTTGAGGGAGAACCAAGTTTAGAACCATTTACTGAAAGATTTGAAAACTATCTTGCAGGATGGACAATGACATTTGATATCACAGTTCCAAACGATATGACCATTTGTGATTCAGGTCAATATGCAGTTTACTGTTCACCTTCATATGTTGAAAACTCTAATCAATCATATACTGCTACAATTCTAAGCGGTGACACTTTAACTCTACCTGATACAACATTTAACGTACAGATAAACGGAACACAGGTAGCAACAACTACTTATCCAACTTTAAGCAATCAAACAATCAATTTAATATGGCAATAAATATTAACATCCCAAGTCAGTTCCTTGACTATAACAATTTGGCTGCATTCCCTGCAACAGGTAGTGCAAAGATTTTGTATGTAGCAAAGGACACAAATAAACTCTACCGATGGAGTGGTACAGCTTACGTTGAAGTAAGTGCATCACAGGCTTCATCTTGGGGAAGCATCACAGGTAACTTAGCAAGTCAAGTTGATTTGCAAGGTGAATTGGATAACAAGGTAAACACGGAATCAGGTAAAGGACTTTCTACTAATGACTACACCACAACAGAAAAGAATAAGTTAGCAGGTATTGCTGCAGGTGCGGAAGTAAACGTGAATGCTGATTGGAATGCTACAAGTGGTGATGCTCAGATTCTAAACAAACCTACTATCCCAAGTATTGCAGGATTAGCAACAACTTCATATGTTGATTCACAGGATGCAACTAAGCAGGATGTATTAGTTTCAGGAACTAACATTAAGACCATCAATGGAGCAACCGTCTTAGGGAGTGGTGACATTACTATTGGAGGAAGTGGAGTAACTAATGTAACAGGAACTTCTCCTATATCATCAAGCGGTGGAACTACACCTGATATATCTATTCCTCAAGCTAACGTAGCAACAGACGGTTATTTAAGTCTTATTGACTATCAATACTTTTCTACAAAACAAGAAGAACTCGTTAGCGGGACAAACATTAAAACAATTAACTCTACTTCAGTTCTTGGAAGTGGAAACATTGCTGTTCAGCCTACTTTAGTAAGCGGGACAAATATCAAAACAATTAATGGAAATTCCGTTTTAGGTTCTGGCGATTTAACAATCAGCGGTGGGGGTGGTGGAGCAGGTATTCATTTGAGAATGCCTCAAGGATATAAATATACAAATCACCAAATCAATTTATTTTGGAATGGTTCAACTACACAAGTTCAAAACAGCACAGGCGGACAAATTAGATTCGTACCTTTTTATCCAACCAATGAATTTATTTGTAATAAATTTGATATTGGTGTGACTACTGGCGTAGCGGGTGCAACATTTAGATTTGTAATTTATTCCGATAATTCTGGGGTTCCTTTAAATAAATTATATGAAAGCGCAAATATAGATGCCTCAACGGTTGCGACTAAAAATATTATAACAAACTTTACATTTTCCGCAGGGACTGTTTATTGGCTTGCAATACATTCCTCCGCGAATGGTATTGGATTTTCCGGCTGTTCTCAATTGAGCCTTTATCCTCTTTATGTAAATGGCGGAACAATTTATAATGGAATTTTGACTGGTGCTTATGCCTATGCATCCGGGTCACCGGCTACAATAGTGCCAGCAACCGCGCTTTTTTTCGGTTCATCTGGAGCGATTCAAGTAACAATGTGGAAACAATAAAAACAATAAATTATGCCTGAAATAAGAAACGAAATATACGATGAGAACGGACTTGTCCGAGTAGAGTTCATCGAAGTAGACGAACCTACACAAGAAGAATTAATTGCACAAAAGGAAGCAGAGCTTCTTGCAATGTACAATGAACTGAAAGCACTCAAAGGGGAATGACCAAATCAGAACTTCAAATAGAATTAGAAAAGTTTCGTGACCAAGTAATCGAGCAGGCTAAAAATAACCTGACACGACTTGGAAAAGACGGAGGTAAACTTTATGATTCAATTGAAGGTAGGGTTAAGGCAAACGAAAACTCTTTTGAGATGGAGTTCTCAATGGAAGATTACGGTATCTTTCAGGACAAAGGGGTATCAGGTAAAAGAAAAAAGTACAACACTGAGTTTACCTACAAAGATAAGATGCCTCCTCCAAGAGCATTTGATAAATGGATTGTAAGAAAAGGAATTGCTCCAAGAAATAAAGGAAAGTTTGCATCAAGGAAATCACTTCAGTTTATGATTGCACGTAGCGTTTATATGAACGGAATCAAACCGAGTTTATTCTTTACCAAACCATTTGAGAAAGCGTTTAAACAATTACCTGATACTTTGGTTGAAGCATTTGGATTAGATGCAGTAAAACTATTTGACGAATCAATATACTTAACACAAAAATAAATGGCAATATTTGCACGCTCACCATACATCGTTACAATCAATGAGACTGCTCAGATTGAAACTAAATTAGAAATCTTTCTTTGGAATGGTAACACTACTCCAATGCCTGCTTCCCCTGCTTATACACTAAGCAAGAAGATACCTGCTTCAAATGCACCTGCAACGTACTATGACATTTCTCCATACATAAAAGAGTACATTGACCAC